AACTGGCTCATGGCCGTGATGGGCTTCGAGACCGGTTACACGTTCAGCCCTGCGGCCCGCAACCCGGGAAGCACGGCAACCGGTTTGATCCAGTTCATCGAGTCGACAGCAAGAGGCCTGGGAACATCCACCGCGCAGCTCGCCCGCATGACAGCGGTTCGTCAGCTCGACTTTGTGGAGTCCTACTATCAGCCGTACTCGGGCCGCATCCGCAACCTGGGTGATGCCTACCTAGCCGTCCTGTGGCCTGTTGCCGTTGGGCGTCCTGACTCATACGTGATGTGGGAGCGGGATTCCGGTCCGTATCAGCGCGAGTACGCGGCCAACTCCGGCCTGGACGTCAACCAGAACGGCTTTATCACCCGCGGCGAGGCGGTTGCTTCGGTCAACTCTTCCTTTATGCGTGGGCAGCAGTTCGTTCGCTGAATTTACTCCGAAAGAGTATTCTGTTGGCTATCTGCTGCCGAATTTTAGGGAAACAGAAATGCCAAAGAAGAGCCTTATTCCCGTTCTGTTGTTGTGCTCTCTGCCGATGGTGGGCGAGATACGTGCCGCTGACTCGGCTGGCGTTTGCGATGGTCGACAAATGTACAACTACGTTGACGTCGCGCTGCGAGCTGGAGGAGGGGTGGTTAACGTTGCAAATGATCCTACCTACGGCGGCGGATCTGTATCCTTGGCCCTAAAGTCAAATAATATGGGTCTATACAACTCAATGATTTCCGATATCAGAGAGCATGATCTTTCGCTGGCAAGAAGCGGGTGCAAGTCGCTGAGCAACGGGCCTACAAAGGGAATGATGTCCACGTTGAGGCAGATTGATTCAAAAATCCGCAAATTGGTAAATAGCCAATACAACGAAAAAGGCATTATCACTAACGGCTTCGGCGACATTAAGTAGGCAAAGGAATAATTCGTTAAACAACCCGCTTCGGCGGGTTTTTTATTGCCAACTAAAAGGCCTGGGGTGGCTAAATGATTGAATCAGAAGGCCGCGCAAAGCAGGCGAGGCTGATCCGTGACGCTTTCCGCGAGGTCATGAAAGGGGTTTGCACCTCGATTCCAGGGCATGTGCTGACGTTCAACCCGTTCACACAGCTTGCCCAGGTGCAGCCAGGGGTTGCCCGGGTTGATATCAACGGGGCTGAATTCAAGGTCCGGCCAATCATCGAGGTCCCGGTCTACTTCCCTGGCGGTGATTTCTGTGTCGAGTACCAGATCGACCCGGAATGCGAGGGCGACATTCTGTTCTCCCAGCGCTGCATAGATGGCTGGATACAGAGCGGCGGGGTAGCTGCCAATCCAATCGGACGCTTCCACAACATGCAGGACGCCATGTTCCTGCCGGGGTTCCGCTCACAGCCGAACGTGCTGCCATCTTTCCAGAACAACGGCGTGCGCATGCGCAACCGGGCTGGCACCCAGTTCGTTTGGCTGAAGAACGACAACAGCATCACGATGGATAACGGGCTCGCCAAGTTCGACGTCCTGGCCGACGGCACAACCCTCATGCAGAACGGGGCCGGCATGTTCCAGCTCCTGGCTGACGGGTCGTTTCTGATCAATGGCCTGACCATCACGCCTGATGGAAACATCATCACCGCCGCCGGCGTCAACCTGAACCTGCATATCCACAGCGGTGTAACGCCCGGATCGGGCAATAGCGGAGCGCCAGTGACATGACCGTTCGTAGATTGGACGAAAACGGCGACATCGTGACCCGTGGCCAGCAGTTCATCACAGGAAAGGAAGAGATCGCGCAAACGGTCCTGACTCGGCTGCGCCTGTTCCTGGGTGAATACTTCCGCGACATCACCGACGGCACGCCGTGGTATGAGCAGATCCTGGGTAAGTTCACCAGCCTGTCGGCCGCCGAGGCCGCCCTGCGCGCACGAATAGCCAACACCCCTGGAGTCATCCGGCTCACCAGCTTTAACGCCGATTTCGACATCACCACCCGCCGCTACAGCGTGACCGCTGGAATACTCACTGAGTTCGGCACGGACGAGGTAACACTGAATGGCTAGCCTGACTTCGACCGGGTACGTGCTGCAGACTCAAAATGAGTGGTTCGCCCAGGAGCGCCAGTTCTACGTGGAGATTGATCCACTGTGGAACCTTGACCCATCCACGCCTGACGGCCTGAAGATGGCGCACGACTCCGAGATTTTCTACGCCCTGGACGAAACACTGCAGCGCGCCTACAACTCGAAAGACCCGAACAAGGCCAAGGGGCCGGACCTGGACATCATCTGTTCGCTCACTGGGACCAAGCGGTCAAGCGGGTCAGCGTCAAATGTCGAACTGACCCTCACGGCGACCCCTGGCACCGTGATTTTTAAGGATAACCTGTTCGAATCCGTCGTTACAGGAAGTCGTTGGGCAACTGATCAAACCGTCACGGCAGACGGATCTGGCACGGTCAGCGTGAACGCCACCTGCACCGTCGCAGGGCCAACCCAGGCTGACGCGAACACGATCACGCGCATCGTTGACGTGGTGGCCGGCCTTGCCTCTGTCACCAACCCGGACCCGGCCACACCAGGAACCGACGCGCAGAGCAACGAACAGCTTCGAGTCACGCGCGCTACCGCAGTAGGGCGCCCAGGAAACAACCAGATCGATTCGCTGTACGGCGAGCTGTACGCAGTGCCTGGCGTGCGTCGGGTGAAGGTCTACGAGAACGACACGGGTAGCGGCTCGGTATCTGCCGACAACCCCCACGGACTACCAGCTCACTCCATCGCACCCATCATCGATGGCGGCACCGATGAAGATGTCGCAATGGCGATTTACCTAAAGAAGAACCCGGGCGCCGCGCTCTACCAGGCCGGCACCCCCTTTGAGGTTGAGGTCACGTCACCGAAGTACCCAGCCAACAAAAAAATCATCCGGGCCAGCCGCCCGATCTACATCGATATGAATGTCGTCATAGACATCACCGACGACGGAACGCTGCCTCCTGACGTTGACCAGCTCATTAAGGAGGCGGTGATGGAGTTCGCCGCTGGCGACCTGATCCCGGCTGACGTGGGGTTCAAGATCAGCGGCTTCGACATTGGCGAGAGCGTGCCCTACAGCACGATGTTCACGCCCATCAACAAGGTGATCGGTTCCTACGGCAACAGCTATGTGTCTCTGCTTGAGATCAACGGCGCATCGGCAAACGTTGCGATTGCCTTCAACGAAATGTCGCGCTGGACCGAGGCCAATATCACCGTGGTGGTCACGTGATGAATATTCCAGACCGGATCTACGCACAGTACCGAAACAAGCCGAAGGCGGTCGCCTGGTATGAGATAGCGAGAAAGCTTGGCGGTAGCCTTGAGGCCGCCGCCGAAGCAGTTCGCAAGAGCTACGACATCGACAACGCAGTCGAAGAACAGCTCAACGTGATCGGTCGCATTGTCGTTGTGCCGCGCAGCTTTGTTGGCTCAATCCCAATGAATCCCGGGATGTTCGATCTTACCGACGGCTCCGAGTTCGGCGACGACGACGCCATGTTCAGCGCGCTGACGATCGATCAGGACGGGCAGCTATCAGACGATCTTTACCGCCTGGTCATCAAGGCCAAGATCATCAAGAACAACGGCGATGCCACGATAGAAAACATCCTGGACGGGATGAACTTTCTGCTTCCGAACGCCGAAGTGTTGCGCGTCACGGACGGCGAAGACATGTCGTTCAGCATCGAGTTTTACGGGCAGATCACCAATCTTGAGCGCTTTGCGCTACTGAACGCCGGCCTGGTGCCGAAGCCGCAAGCAGTCAGATTCAACGGGTTCCTTGAGGGGCTCGATATGGTCGAGTTCGGTGATGTTGATGCCGAGTTCGGTGATGAAAGTTCGGAATTTGTAGGATTTATAGGGGTGTAAAATGGCGCTGAAGCTCAACGAACGATATCCTGGTCGATTCAATAACCCAACTTCTGGGTATCCGCAAGGATCATTCAAGAACAGGACAACCCCAACTGCAAAGGACGGCTCCTATCTTGAGCAGGATTGGGCCAACGATAAAGAAGGTCTCTTTCAGTCTCTGCTCGAAGCTGCTGGTGTTGAGGCGAGCGGAACTGTTGATGCTGTTGGGTCATCGCAATATTTCGACGCGCTGATCCAGGTGATCGAAGACAGTACTCCTCAGGCGACAGAGGCGGTATTGGGTGGGGGAAAGGTCGCAACTCAAACACAAACCGACACAGGAACCGATGATTTAACGCTCGTTACACCTAAAAAACTCATGTTCGGGTTTAGTATCCTTCTTAATGCATCAATAGGCTACATCCGCTTTCCATCATGGTGTAAGCGTTTCACCATTGCGTGGGGGACGGCCTTAAACAACACGCCTGCCACGTTCCCTATTGGATTTACAGCTGCTCCACGTGTTACCGGAATTTCACCGGCAGCATCTCCGACAACCTCGTCATACTCTGCCCTGAGTGCAACGTC